TACCTTCGAAAATGCGGTAGTTATCCTGGATGAAGCCCAGAACGTTACCGCCAGCCAAATGAAGATGTTCCTGACCCGTTTGGGTGAGAACGTCACGGTAATCGTCAATGGTGACATAACCCAGTGCGACTTGCCGCGCGGCGTGAAGTCCGGCCTCAGCGACGCGATGGAGCGCTTCGAAGAGGATGAAATGATTGGCATCATCCGCTTTGATAAACAAGACTGCGTCCGCTCCGCCCTGTGCCAGCGCACGCTCAACGCCTACAGTTAAAACCAGCCTGTTAACCAAAGGCCGCCTCGGCGGCCTTTTTGTTGCCTTGAATATCAGTGCTGTCTATATAAAACAGGTGGTTAAGTTGCGCTACAGACAACTACAACCCCTAGAAAACTATCCATGTGTGGACGCTATGTGGACGCTAAACATAGATTTTCCCTCCCAGCGGATTATAGGAAATTGCATCCTGAAGAAAATCAGGTGCAAAGTGAGCGTAGTTCATTGTCTGCTCAATCCGCGCATGGCCAAGTATTCGCTGGAGCGTGATGATATTGCCCCCGTTCATCATGAAATGAGTTGCGAATGTATGGCGTAACGAATGGGATGCTTGCCCGTGAGGTAGGTTGGGTTTGGTCGCCTTAAGAATCTCTCTGAAATTGCTGTAAGAGGCTTGCGGAAACAATAACCCAGATTTTTGGGAAACGATCTCGTCAGAGACTTCCTGAGAAATGGGGACGCTGCGCCGTTTACCGTTTTTCGTCTGCACAAAGGTCACACGGTTATGAATGACATGCTCAGCTTTGAGTTTGATCGCCTCTCCCCAACGTGCGCCAGTGCTAAGACACAGAACAGCCACCCGGCGGTTATCGCCATCTAATGCCAGTAGCAATGCGCTTATCTCATCACGGGCAAGATAAGTCATTTCCGTATTGGCTTCTTTGAGCTTGCCGCTGCCGCGAATTGGATGCTCACCACAGTAAAGCCCCGAGTCGACAAGGTCGGTAAACATCCCGCTTATCGCTGTCATTTCGCGGTTAATGCTGGATGCTTTAATGCCTTCGGCTAACCGCGCCGATCGATAAGCTGTAATGCGAGATTTATCAATCTGAAATGCGGCTGGGTTGTCCATCATTCGCGTAATGCGCTCCAGTTTTCTTAGGTAGGACTGCCCGTGGTCATTGTTCTTACCATGGTAATTCCACCACAATTTAACCAGCTCAGATAATGACCTTTTATCCGTAGGCTTTGAGAGCCATTCTTTGTCGTGATAGCTGACAGTTATGTACTTCTCAAAAGCTTGTGCTTCATGTTTCCTATCAAATTTCCGACGGATGCGCTTTCCGTTGCGCCCGTTCGGCCTAATGTCCACTTCATATCGACCATCTTCGAGCTTCTTAATCGCCATCGCGAAGCCCTCCAAGGAAGATTTTACTTTCAGGTATACAGCATGTTCTTACCCGAAAAGTGTTAAATAAATAACTTAGGTGAATGCTTAACCAATCTTTTGGTCTGAGTGCTGCGAGGTTGTTGCATCTTGCCCAAAGTGTGCGAGTGCCGGTGCTATTTGCCCGGATTCTGGGGATATTCGATCACTCATAAACCACAATGTGTATTTTTCGAACCGTGGGTGACTTAGAATTTTCATTGCGGCATCTAATCCCATCCCTTTAGACCTTGTTTCATAACTAGATAGTGAACTGTATGGAACGCCAGTTAACTCACTGAATTCCTTTCTATTCAGTCTTTCTGACTCTCTAATCAACTTTAACTTCTCTGCTATGTCTATTGACATGGGACTCCCTTTGCGTGATTATTTGCAAATCGTAGTAACAAGGTGTTTATGGTAGTAATAAAAGCTCTATAGGTGGCTATAAGTCCCTATAAGCAACTGATTACTACAATCGGAGAGGTTACCAGATGGAAAAGCAAGTAGTAAGGCTTTCTGATGCATTGCCGTATCAAGAATTTGCCAAAGTCATCGGCAAAACCCCGGAAGCCGTGAAAGGGATGATTGATAAGGGCAAGTTGCCAACGGTTGAGATGCGTAATCCTGAGACGCCAACGGCGCGCGCAGAGCATTGGGTTTACCTTCCAGCATGGAATGCGGGAATGAAATTAGCCTATGAGCGTCGCCCGAAAGAAATTCGTGACGGGTGGCTTTTGTGGCTAGGGCTTGGTGAACCATTGTCTTGATTCCAGTAAAACAGGGGTAAGAACATGCAACAACCTATCTCAATCGTCCCGTTGCTCTGGAACCACCAGACCGGGCGCAAGCTTGATATCACCATCACCCATGGTAAGGGCCGGAAAGGTATCGTCATTCGTACTCGCCGGGCCAGCCGCTGGATCTCCTCCATCAATTCAGTGTTGCGAGGTTTATCAAAATGACAGCTATCACCGCCGGTTTTGTTCGCAACCAGCCCGCTGGGCTGCGTGCTTTGGTTGGGGAACGCCTCGCGGCTCCTCGCTGGAAAAGCACCTGCAATTTTTACAATCAGATGATGGAGCGTGAGCGCCTGACGGTCTGCTTTCACGCGGACTTAAAACAGCGTCACGCTGTTATGCGTCTGGAGGAAATGAGTGACTGCGAACGTGAGCGCGTTGTTTGCGCCATTGATGAGCTTCGCAGTGCCTTCGCTACCTATCGTAAACACGGCATTAGTAAATCTGGTTTTATTGGTCGACTGACTATCAGCCAAAGGCGCACTTTATTTCTGCATGCTGGGTTAACTGAGGCTGAATACAATCAGCCGTACTGGCGTATTGATGATGAGTCTTGCACATGGCGCGAGGCTTTATTTAGAGCGTTGCGTGAGCTATTTAATTTATTTGACCATGCGCCAACTATATTGACCTCGGTTAAACCCGAAGCATATTTCCATTAATTAACCTTCTCTGATTTTAAAGGCGCTTTATTGCGTCGGGCATTCTTTTATCTGGAGTTCTCTATGCACATGTATAAAACCGTAGGCCAAGAAATGAGAAATAGGGCTGATGCGGACTCACGTAATTTTATGTTGAACAACGCACGTGTTGAGGCAAAGGCTGATGCCGCTGTTAGCTTCTCATCTCACCTTGACCGCCTCGCAACACATGCCGCCGTCAATCACCTGTCTAGCGTTGAGATTATCGAACTACTGCGTCAAGAGTCGGAGAAATTTGACCATGAAGCCCGCGCGCATAAGCAGGGGGTTAATCATGGCTGAGCGTCCACGCGTAGAGATTAATAACGTGTTCGCCATCATGAAAGTGAGGGCGGGCGATTTAATTCTGTCTGATGTGATAACGGACAAAGAGTCAAAAGAAAAATATTACGCAACCAGAGCTATTTATTCGAATGAATTAAATCTGGTTTCTGACCTTATTAATCTTTCTGTGAAGCGTGGTGTTTATCTTAAAACGATTACCAGCATTAGCGAAGTGATGAAGGAATCGCACCGCATTGCGGAATTAGGTCAGCAGGCACTCAATCAACTGAATAACGAATCGGAGCTATAACAATGCCGGATTTAATGGATTTGGTGCAACAGCGCCAGCAGGAGACGCTCACCGCACAAATTAACGCGGCACGCATTAAAGCGGGAGTGTCTGCGTCAATTTGCGAGGAGTGCGACCAAGCTATCCCGGCCGCGCGTCGTGCAGCTTTTCCCGGTGTGACTCGTTGCGTGTCATGCCAAACCATCCACGAACCACAAACCAAGCATTTCAGAGGTTAATCATGCTGCGCATTCCTATCGGCAAGGATTGGGTCGTCACCAGCGATGCCCATCAGTTCATTTTAAACCAGAAAAAACTGGTTAAAACCGGCAGCAAGAAGGGCGAGGTGTGGCTCGACGTAGTTGGTTATTACCCGACGGTCACGCAGTTGGTTTCCGGGTTGGTGCATTACCACGTTCGTGACTCAACCGTCACCAGCATTGCCAGTTTGACCGCTGAGATTGAACGCATCGGCAAGCTGTGCCAAGAGGCTTTTTCCACTCACTACTCGGTTGAAAAAAATGACAATTAAGCAGCAATTTTTAATGGCGGTGACATCACATTTTTCATGGGGCGCTTATACCGCCGCTATTGTTTTATCAATCCTAAAAGTCATGGGTTTTGTTCCCCATGGCTCATGGTTGCAGGTCACGTCTCCGGTGTGGGGTGTCCCGCTGATTTTGTTCTTAATGGTGGCGTCGTTCGAGTGGCAGGCTAACCGGAAGCAAAAATGAACAACGCCAGCGAACAAAGAGAGGCAAGGGGGCGTATAGCCCCCTCACCGCCGCCGCCATTCGCTACAACTTCTGGCGAGACGTTCGTCGGTGTTCATTCATGGAACGCCCCAAAACCCGCCATTGGCAAAGAAAGACCGCTTACCCGTGAGCAACACGCTCAGGGGCAAGCTGTTTTGCGTAAAATCCACTCCTTGCCGCATTTCCTCAGCAGTATCTTTTTGGGGCGTCATTCTTTCTTGCTGAAAGAGCAGGGGCTGCACGCCGCCAACAAATGGCTTGTACTCCAGTTTGAGCGCCGCATCTGGCCGCGCATTGAAATCGTTAACGATAAAAATGCGATGAACCTTAACGCATCGCTGTGCTTTATGGCGGAGGTGGACAACTATGCGCGCCTGCCGGGTATGGATGACAAGGAATTGCGGCGTTTTGCTGACCGCGTCGCCGGTCAATTGCTGCAAAATTATGACCGCTATTGCGAGGAGTTCATCGCTGAAAATAACGGGGATAATTCAGAGTTAATCAGCGCCTTTGTTCAGGTTGAATTCTATGGCCGTATCGCGCTTATGGCGCGGGCGTTTAACATTACTCCGATGCATTGGCGCAAATATCTCAAAGGTAGTCTGGACACTACGTCAGCGGTTGCCAGTCTGTCACGGCTGGTTAACTCCGAGTGGTGGGAACGCCAATTGAAAGCGCAGCGCACCCGCTGGCGTGAAGCGTTGCTTATTGCAGCCGGTGAAGTGAACCTCAAAAAACACCCTTACGCGAGTAAGCAAGCTATCCGTGAGGTGCAGGCCCGGCGGCTTGCCAATATGGACTATCTGAAAGGGTGCGAGCTGGAGAACGTTGCTACCGGCGAGCGTGTTGACCTGATTGATAAAGTAATGGCCAGCATTTCTAACCCAGAAATCCGCCGCATGGAGCTGATGAGTACAATCGCAGGGATAGAGAAATTTGCCGCCAGCGAGAAGCATGTCGGCATGTTTATCACTATCACCACCCCCTCGAAATACCACCCGACCCGCGTCGTCGGCAAAGAAGGGGCTGAAAAAGTCCAGTTTAACCACAACTGGGATTTAGAGGCTTTTTCACCAAAAGACGGCCAGCGTTATCTTGTGCACATCTGGAGCAAGATGCGCACCGCGTTTAAAGACAACGATTTGAGCGTTTACGGCATGCGCGTCGTTGAGCCACACCATGACGGTACTCCGCACTGGCATATGATGCTTTTTTGCCAGCGAAAGCAGCGTCAGGACGTCATCGATATCATGCGTCGCTATGCCTTGAAAGAGGACGGCGACGAGCGAGGTGCGGCAAAGAACCGGTTTGAAGCCAAACACATGAACAAGGGCGGCGCGGCAGGGTATATCGCCAAATACATCGCTAAGAACATCGACGGTTATGCGCTCGACGGCCAGATTGACCACGACACCGGCAAGCCGCTGCGAGACATGGCTGCGGCGGTGACCTCCTGGGCGTCAACGTGGCGCATCCCGCAGTTTCAGCCTATTGGCGTTCCCACAATGGGCGCTTACCGTGAGTGTCGGGCCGCTTGCCTTCGTGGCGTGAGCCTGTCCGATTCCTTTGATGAGCGAGTCGAGGCAGTGCGTGCGGCGGCTGATGCTGGAGACTTTGCCGCCTATATCGCCGGGCAGGGTGGCGCAAATGTTCCTCGTGATGTGCAGACCGTTCGCGTAGCCCGCAAGGTGGCCGATGAGCCGAACGCTTATGACGAAGAGGTGCAAAAGGTTGTCGGCATTTTTGCCCCGCACCTTGGCGTAGGTCATATCCATGAAACCCGGTCAACAGAATGGCGCATTGTTCGCAAGGCTGTTGACGTTGACGTTAATCCTTTGACTTTAAAAAGCGCCTCCGGCGCGCCTCGGAGTCCTGTCAATAACTGTGGGGAGGTTCAGCGAGAACCTGATCCAGATATGCAGGTAGCGACGCCTGAGTATGTCACGGCGGTGATGAATTTGATTGAGGGTGGGGATGTTAGTTGGAATGACGCCGACGTTGCCAAGGTGTTTAGAAATGCATTAAGACAAAGGGGGAAAGGGGCTCAGCATAACCGTTCGTTAAATTTCCCATGTGACGGGAGGGGTACCTTTAACAAAACTGACAAGGTAGTCACTCATAAGGATGGTAACTATTACTCACGATTAAGCTTAGCAAAACACGTTTTCGATTAGATGAAGCATAAGTTACAGGTTTGTGGTGTAACGATTAGTATTGATTGCGTAACATTTATGACTTCAATAGCTTTTAAATGGACGTTTTACGCGCTATCGCGCATTTGCAAAGTAAAGAAAACAACTGGTACCGATTAAGACAAAAAATGGGCTACAATTTCTATCAGTATTGGTACCTCAGATTTTAGAAATGTTTCGATATTTCAGTACCTAAATCTGTTAATGATCTCTTTCATACGTGATAACATTCCCGTTGTCTTACCCTATTTTATCCATTACACCATTAGGAGGCGCGGTGAAACCAGAACCTTGCCGAATGTTAGTTGAACAACTTCATAGTTGGTTGCATAGAAAAACCATATCCAGTTCAATCAGAAGGATTGCTACCTTACCTATCGCTTTGGCTACAGACATTGGTCTTAGTCGAGATGAGAACCAAGATAGGGTTGCAGTGATGAAGTATCGTTCACTGAATCGAAGCCATGATACGGTCGTTATCGCCCTGGCTGATGGAATGGGCGGGATGGTTGGTGGTGCAAATGCTGCATCTTTGACAATTTCATCTTTTTTTAGCTCAATGATAGAAAATGCTCATATTGATTTGAGCGAGAGACTGGTCGATGCAGTCCAAAGTGCTACAAATGCAGTTTATAAACATTACCAAGGAGAGGGAGGGGCGACTTTATCTGCGGTTGTAATCGAAGATGGTGATTCTATTACAGGCGTGAATGTCGGTGATAGTAGAATTTATGACATTTTCAACGGTTCTATTAATCAAATAAGTGAGGATGATACAGTTGCGGCTTTAGCTCAGAAATATAATGAAAAAAAACTGGAGCTAGATGGAAGGTTTAATCATGAATTGGTTCAGTTTATAGGCCTTGATGGTGCTTTAGAACCTCATTTTTACATGATTCAGCCGGAGAAATTTAAAACTGTAATACTTACATCTGACGGCGCACATATAATCGGTAATGACAATATCATAAGGTTAATGGCGCATTCAAATAATATAGGTGTTTTTGTTAAACGCACCATCGATCTGGCTAATTGGTTCGGTGGTGGTGATAATTCATCAATTGCTGCGATTGATTTGTCCTATTTTAATAAGGGCAATGTTGGATCTCAAAATGGCGTCATAAATATTTGGGATCCATACGGTGAATTGCAAGTGGTGAATGTTTTTAGTGACGGTTCACAAGATGCACCACTGACTGAAAGTAATGTTCCAGAGGTGCTTAAGGGTAGCTCGGAAGAGGCTTGTGAGAAACCAAAAGATTTAATTGGTGATGTTTGTGAATCGAGCGCCCAAAAAGAATTACCAGAGCAATCGGATTTGGAAAATAGCACTCATCTCGCCAAAAAGAATAGTGGTTCTATGGAGGGAAAGAAAAGAATTCGTTTTAAAAGCAAACGGCAAATTACTACTCCTGCAGTTAAAGATAATAAGAAAAACAAGGTTCAATTAGATATTTCATTTCTTGATAAAAATGATGGTAAAAGCAAATGAAAAGAATGAGATTGCCAACTAGATATCAGCCAACTGAAAAATATAGTTCTGGTGGGTTTGGTGATGTTCTAATTTGTAAAGATACTCACTTGGATAGACTAGTAGCTATAAAGTTTATAAAAGACTTGGAAGAAATGCCAAGAATGCAGGATGAAATTAATGCATTGATGACACTTCGCTCAAAGCATGTAGTGCAGCTTTTCGATATAATTGAAAAAGATGGGCAATTAGCTATTGTTGAGGAGTATATACCTGGCCCTGACTTGGTTACGTATACTGATTCAATTGAAAATGTGCTGGATTTTATAAAGGTAGTTTGGCAAATATCAGCAGGTATAGCTGAAATACATGCTCATGAAATTGTTCATCGAGATATAAAGCCAAATAATATCAAGTTAGATGGTGAGGGAATAGTTAAAATTTATGATTTTGGATTATCACGCAGTAATGATAATGCCAAAACCGTAGGTTTTAAGGGAACATTGATTTTTGCTGCTCCCGAATTATTTAAGGGGCGTGGAGCGGTTAGTTTTACTTCTGCTGTTGATACATTCGCCTTTGGAGTGACTGCGCTTTGCCTTGCTAAAATTCCTCCACCTCAAGCGCTCAATACTGCAACGAAAATTTTAACAGAAAATCCATTCTTAGCCTCTCCTTTCAAAATACCTAGATCTATTCAAAATATCTTGTTTAAATGTTTGTCGGTTGAACCGGACTTACGTCCTGAAATGTCATCTGTAAGTTTGTTACTACAGCGACAGTTATTGAAAAACTCTCATCGCGCTCTACTTATTCATAAAAATTCGCAACATATCTTAGATAAGGATAATAAAGGGGTTACTCTTAGACGTGTTGGAGTTGGAAGCGTAAGCGTTTCATACAATGGGTTTGAGTTTTTCATACAAGAATTAGATGGCGAGGTTACTGTAAATAATAGGACGCCTCGGGTTGATGATATTTTGCCAGAATCATGTGTGATAATAATTGGCAAAATTTCACGCCCATCGAGAGAGCGGAGTGCTATAACATTTGACATTTCCCATCCGGAGGTTGTTTTATGAGTGGCTCTGACAGTGCAATGCTAGGTAATCGCTACAATATAATTAGAAAAATAGGTGAGGGAGGGATGCAGAATGTATTTCTTGCGCATGATGATATTCTTAATAGAAATGTTGCACTCAAAACACCTAAAAATCAATCTGCTTTGAAACGGTTTCATCGAAGTGCAATACTATCTTCAAGAATAAATCATCCCAATGTTGCTAAAACCCTAGATTATTTTCATGCCGACGGGTGTGAGTATTTGACAGAGGAATTTATAGATGGAGTCGATTTGGATAAGGCTATCCTTGGTAAATATAAATATGTTGATCCATGCTTGACGGCAAGTATTTTTCATCGTTTATCTAAGGCTCTATCCGCTTCGCACCATGCTGGTGTTATTCATCGTGACCTAAAGCCATCCAATATTATGATTACAGGTGGGATTAATGCCTCGGAAGTGAAAATAACAGATTTCGGAATATCAAAAATGGCTGGGGAGGAAATTGATGAGGCAGCTAAAAATGGCGATGCTTCAATTACGACCTCACAAACAGCGATGGGTGCATTACCATATATGGCACCGGAAATCATTGAGCGTCCAAAGGATGTTTCAACTCAAACTGATATTTGGGCTATTGGGGCTATAATATATAAACTTTTAACTGGTGAGTATCCGTTTGGCAATGGGTACAGAGCTATTCCAAATATTTTACTCGGTACTCCAGTGCCTTATCCTGATTTCGTTTTAGGAAATCCACAGTTTAGAACGCTTTCAAAGCAAATAATCGATATTATCACTCTATGTTTCAGTAAAAATCCTGCAGATAGACCAACTGCAGATGATTTGGTACATATGTGTGGGAAACTTTGTTATAGCTTAGCGCCTAGGTATTTGGGGACGGTAGGAGATATTCCATATGGTTCATACGGCTTTATTTTTAGTGAAAATGGTGAGCGAGTATTTTTCCATTTCGATAGCGTATATGGAGAAACTTTAACTTCAGGTGATGAGGTTATACTGTCAAAATATTTAGGTGGAGGTTATGACCGAGCTCATCCTGTCATTAAGGTCAAGGGATAAGCGAGGATAGTGTTGTATGGATGCATTTGTTTGCATGGTTTCGCATGCTTTATGAGGCTGAATAAATACTAGCCATATCAAGACCGGGGCGGTTTTTATCATATCGTGCAACTGCATTAAAACCGACCCATGAAGCGGGCAGGCGTGGCGGGGATAGCATTGCGCGCAGGCACGTATTTAATTATCAGAATTGACGGCGTCAGCGCGTCGTGATGGCGTTTCGATATTCTGTTTTGATTTGCGGGTGCGTGCGGTGGGGTGGGCCGTGGTGGGCGGCCGAGAGCGTTTGCGGGTGGGTATGAAAAGGCCGCCAATCAGGCGGCCGGTTTATCATTCGTCGTCGTTGTCGAGGGTGTATTTTTTAAAGCGGATGACCTCCTCGCCGATCCAGTCATTCACCTCGGTGATGCGCTGCTGTAGCGGCGTCAGCTCGTTGCGGACAAATACCATTGCAGCCTTCACCACGTCACCCGTTGACCCGACGTTCTCCGGCTTACCGCCCATCAGTTGGTAGGGGATGCGGTGGGCGTCCAGCAGGTCGGCGGCGCTGACCTTTTTAATGTTAAAGAAATCATCCTTCGTCGCCACTTCGCTGAGCGGCACAATCTTGATGCCGTCGGGCTTTCCGTTCGGTGCGTAGAAAAACAGGTTTTTAAAATTCCCCATGCCTTTCGAGTCGCTCATCGCATCACGCAGCGCTTCCACGTCGGTATTGTTCTGCGCAGCGTCCGTCACGTACATGATATAGCCCGCGTGTGCGCCGTTCTGGTAATACTTGCGGCGGAATAGCGTGGCGGACTCATTCAGCCAGGCTGAATTAAGTGCCGACAGGTACTCCGGCATTCCATACAGCTCTTGGTTGATATCCGGCTCCAGCAGGTGGAAAACGCTGTTAGCGGCGAACGGGTGCGGCTCCACGAACGATTGCACAAACCAATAAACGCCGGGTTCAACCCCGCGCCGGGTGTATTTGGCCGGAGAGGTCTCCAGCTTTAACAGCTTGCCGCTGACGCTCTGCCGCTTTTCCAAAAAGGCGTTGCCGAACACCAAATAATCCAGCACAAACCGGCTGAAATCTTGCTGTGAAAGCAGGGGGTGCGTGATGTAGGTGCTCGCTAAAATATTGCGCTTTACATAAATCGGCGAGCTGTGGTGAACGGCAGCGCGCAGGCTTTTCGCCAGCCCGGAGAAGCTGATAGGCGGTTCAATCCATTTGCCGTTACCCACACACTCGGTGTAATCCAGAATTTCGCGCCGATCCAGAACGGCAGACGGCTCGCCAAAGGTAAACGCCTGCATTTTCTGGTCAGGCTCTTTGACGGCCAGATTCTCTTTTGCCTTGTTGCGATTGCGTTTTCTCATCGGTTGAAGTCCAGAATAGATTTTGAGGGCTGGCCGTTGGCGGCGGTCAGGGGTTCATTTAGCAGGGCGTGCATTGTGGCCCACGCGACGTCGGCGTGACTGGCTTCCTCACTGCGGCTCGCCTCGTAGGTCATGCCTCGGCCGCTGGCGGTCATGGTTTTGCGGATGGCCATAAACGATTTTGTGATGTCGGTATAGGCGGTGTCGTACTCCAGCCGGCCGCTGCCGATAGTGTCTTTTGCCTTGAGTACCATGGCGGTCTTCACCTCGGCGCTGTAGCGGATTTCGCGGGCGGCCGGGTAGAAGGCGCGCACCAACTGGAAAACGCCTTGCCCGATGCCGGTGGCATCGATGCCGATATATTCCACGTTGTATTTCGCGGTCAGTTTGCGGATGGACTCGGCCTGCGTGGCAAAGTCCATGCCTTTCCACTGGTGGCGCTCCAGTATGCGGAACTTACCGCCCGTCACCATCGGCGGGGCCAGCACCACGCAACCGGCGCTGTCACCGGAGTGCGCCGGGTCATAGCCGACCCACACCGGACGGTCACCGAATGGCCGGTCTGCGTAGGGGTTAACGTCAGTCCACTCGACCAGACTGTCGACCATACAGCCCTGCAACTCCTCAAACGGGAACACTGACGCGCTATCGTCGACAAATTCACACATGAACAGGTTGCGGAAATCCTCGGCGCTGTTCTCGCGTTTCAACACGTCGAGGTCAAACAGGTTACAGCCGCCACGCAGGGCGTCTTCAATGGTAACGATTTGCCGCCATTGACCGTCGTCGCACAGCTTACCGGCGGCTAACGCGCGGTGGCTGATATCGATCTCGACGTGTTCGCTGGCGTTTTTGCGGCCTTTGTTAAACAGCTCGCCAGACCAGAACGGAAACGCGCCATGTGCCAGCGTTGACGGGGTAGAGAAATAGGTCGACCGGAGGTGCTTTTGCGAGGCCATGCCGGAGGCGACTTTGCGCAACTTCTGAAAGTTGGGGATCCAAAAGATTTCATCGACCAGCAGGTCGCCGTTATGGCTCTGTGCGGTGTTGGAATTGGTGCCGAGAAAAATCAATTTCGCGCCGTTGTTGCCGAGCACAATCGGGTCACCGGTCAGCTCAACGTCAACCCGCCGGGCAAACTGAATGATGTATTCGCGGAATACATACGCCTGCGTTTTGCTGGCCGACAGGAATATCTGGTTATGGCCGGTTTTAAGCGCGTGCAGCAGTGACTCGCGGGAAAAATAGAAGGTCGCCCCAATCTGGCGCGATTTCAGAATATCGCGGATGCGGTGGGCCAGTCCGGCCTTGTGCCAGCCGAGCTGATAATCGAAAGACTCGTCATAAAAAATCTCTTCCAGCTTCGCAATAGCCTCGTCACTGAAATAGTTCTTTGTCGGCTTTTTGCGCTCGCCTTTGTTGCGGTTGGCAACGTTGGGATTGAGGTCGGCTTCGTTGCCGGAATTCATGTAACGGCTGACGCGCGCAAGGCGCTCAATCTGGCGGCCTAACAGGTCAATTTCTTTGTAGTCGCTGCCCTCTTTTTTCGTCTTGAGAACGAGCTGCACCATTCGCGCCTCAATGCTGGATTCGACGCGGGAAATTGGCGCGATATCGTCCCATTTTTCCCGCTGTTTCCAGCTCTGCACCGTAGGCGCTTTCTGCTTCAACATCTCCGCGATTTGCTTCACGGAGAAACCTTGCCAGTACAGCAACGCAGCCTGTCGGCGCGGGTCGCTGAGTAACGAGGTGTCGGTCTGGATTTGCATGATATGCCCTTATGTGGATGACGAGGGCAAGGCTACGCAAGCCGCGGCGGCCGTGCGCTAAGGTGCTGTTGTCTGGGGGATAGTCCATCGCGAGTCGCTGGTCGTGAGGGTGGGCAGTCGGGAAACTAGCCCCGACCTTAACCACTCAGGACAATGGCTCATGGCAAAGAAAGTATCTAAATGGTTTCGCATTGGCGTCGAGGGCGACACCTGTGACAACCGCGTAATTGACGGTAACGATATTCAGGAAATGGCAGGCGGTTTTGACCCGCGTGTTTATGGTTGCCGTATCAATCTGGAGCACATCAAAGGGCTGTTTCCCAACGGCGATTTTAAGCGCCTCGGCGACGTGGTCGAGTTGAAGGCCGAGAAGATTGATGACGACTCTATCCTCAATGGAAAGTGGGCGCTGTTCGCCAAAATGACCCCGACCGACGAACTGGTCGGCATGGTCAAGGCCAGCCAGAAAGTTTACACCTCCATGGAAATCCGCCCGAATTTTGCCAACACCGGCAAATGCTACTTAGTCGGTCTGGCGGTCACTGATGACCCGGCCAGCCTCGGCACCGAATACCTCGAATTCTGTTCCCGCGCCAAGACTAACCCGCTGGCCGGTAAAAAAGCCGAGCCGGGTGATGTGTTCTCGGTGGCGACTGAGGTGCTGCTGGAGTTTGAGGAGCTGCCTGACAGTCTGCTGACCAATCTGACCGACCGCGTGAAAGGCATGTTCAGTCGCAAACAAGTCAGCGATGACGCGCGATTTAGCGATGTGCATGACGCGGTCACCGTTATCGCCGAGCAGGTGCAAACCAACGGCGACAGCGCCGAAACCCGCTTTGCGCAGCTTGAGCAGGAAATCGCGGGGCTGAAAGGTGAGGTAACGGCCGGTCAGGAACAGCTTTCCGAGCTTCAGACCACCCTCGACACCACCGAGAACCTGAGCCAGCAACGCCGCCCGAAAGCCTCCGGCGGCAACGGTGAAGACAGCCTGTTGACCAACTGCTGATACCAGCCAGGGCGGGGCGCGTTGCGCGCCGCTGTGAAGTAACCCGAATTCATCGAATCAGGATAATGTAATGAAGACAAAGACCCGCTTTCAATTTAACGCCTATCTGAAACAGGTTGCCAAGCTGAACGGCATCACGGACGTCGGCGATGTCGGCAAAAAATTCAGCGTAGAGCCGTCAGTGACGCAATCGCTGATGAACATCGTACAGGAGTCCTCCGAGTTTCTGACCCGTATCAACATGACCCCGGTTGCTGAGTTGAAGGGCGAGAAGGTCGGCGTGGGTGTTAACGGCTCGATTGCCAGCACCACCGACACCGATGGCGGCAAAGAGCGTCAGACCGCTGATTTCACTTCGTTGGAGTCCAATAAATACGAGTGCCAGCAGGTGAACTTTGATTTCCATCTGCGCTATAACCAGCTTGATTTGTGGGCACGCTATCAGGATTTCCAGTTACGAATCCGCAACGCTATCGCCAAGCGTCAGGCACTGGATTTCATCATGGCCGGGTTCAACGGCACCAGTCGCGCGGCGACCTCTGACCGTGCCAAAAACCCGATGCTGCAAGATGTTGCTGAGGGCTGGCTGGAAAAATACCGCAAAGAAGCCCCATCCCGCGTGATGAGCAAAATTACTGGCGAAGATGGTGCGGTAATTTCGACGGTCATTCGCATTGGCAAGGGCGGCGATTACGCCAACCTCGACGCGGTGGTGATGGATGCGACCAACAACCTGATTGCGCCATGGCATCAGGAGTCGCCTGACCTTGTGGTTATTTGTGGCCGTAAACTGCTGGCCGACAAATATTTCCCGCTGGTTAACCAAGCGCAACCCAATACCGAGGCACTGGCCGCCGATGTGATTGTCAGTCAAAAGCGCATCGGTAACCTGCCCGCGGTGCGTGTGCCGTTCTTCCCGGCTAACGCCATCTTTATCACCACGCTCGCTAATCTGTCGATTTACATCATGGATGACAGTCACCGTCGTCACATCGAAGAGAACGCCAAGCGTGACCGCGTCGAGAACTACGAGTCGATGAAAATTGACTATGTGGTCGAAGACTATCCGGCCGGTTGCCTGATTGAGAACATCGAGCTGCTGCCTGCACCGACAGAAAAATCGGCCGCGCTGGTATCTAACGTGATCCAGCAGTCATCCGGTGCGGATATCACTGCGTTGGCTGACGCTATCGTGCTGGCAGTTCAAGGCGCTGCGGCTCAACCGACAGCAACCCCGGAAACCACGCCGGAAACTCAACCAGAAGGCGGCGAGTAAACCATGACGAGTCCTGCACAGCGTCACATGATGCGGGTCTCGGCCGTGGAGGCTGCGCAGCGGGTGGATAACCCGCTGCGCCATGCCACCGCCTACGAGCAAATGCTCGTCAAGCTGGCCGCAGACCGCACCAAGCTAAAACTTATCCATTCCGTCGAGAGAAAGGCTGAGCACAAACGCGCGATGTTGCCGTCATACGCACCATGGGTGGCGGGTGTGCTGGCCGAAGGTCGGGGCGCACAGGATGACATCCTGATGACGGTCATGCAGTGGAAACTCGACGCCGATGACATTCCCGGCGCGCTGGAAATTGCGCCCTATGCCCTGAAATACCGTCTCAAGGTGCCGAACAACAAACGGCCGGTCGCGTATCTGTTTGCCGAGGAAGTGGCGCTGTCGGCAGAACGCAGTCGCAAGGCGGGAAGCCCGGCCAGCATCGATGACCTGCGCGTCGCCATTGAGATGACCGCCGCCGAGGATATGCCTGACATGGTCAAGGCCAAGCTCTACAAGGTGGCCGGTCTTATGTTGAGCGACAGCGGTGACCCGGCGCAGGCGCTGGAGTACCTCGTCCGCGCAATGCAGCTCGACAGCAATGCCGGGGTGAGAAAAGAGATCCAAAAATGCGAGAGCGCCCTCAAGCCGAAGCCTGCGCCCGCCGCCAAAAGAACAACCACGCGCACGCGTAAGGCCGCCGCCACTCCGGCCAAACGCGGGCGACCACGCAAGGCGGTAAAAACCGCCGGTTAACAGAACGCACCCCGTGCCGGGCGGCACGATGGCCGCGAGTGTCTTTTGACTTATCAACGCCATCGTCCACCGCCCACCCATTTTGAGGTTGTCATGACGACAGTGATTATGCGTAACCCGGTCGAACCGCAGGACGAGCCGACGGCCATTATTCCGCAGCCGGATGCGCCAGAGCCGGTGATTAAAAACACGTTCTTTTTCCCGGACGTTGACCCGAAGCGCATCCGCGAATTGATGCGGCTGGAGTACACGGTCACGCCTGAGCGCCTGCGCTTTGCCATTCGCAGCGGTATCGCGGAGGCGAATGCGGAGCTGTATCTCTATCGTGAGAAGCAAATCGCGGCCGGGTTCAAGACGCTGGCCGACGTTCCTGCCGATGAAATCGACGGCGAAAGCGAGAAGTGTTTTCACTACCTGAGCGCGGTCTGCGCCATGACCACAGCCACGTTGTACGAACGTTACCGGGGCGCGGATGCCAGCGCCAAGGGGGACAAAAAAGCCGACAGCGTCGAGGTGTCCATTGATGAGCACTGGCGGGATATGCGCTGGTCAATCGCCCGGTTGCAGGGCAAGCCGCGCTGCATTGTCGGGCAAATCTGATGAACGTCATCGCGCTTCAAGGGGACACGCTCGACGCGCTGTGTTATCGCGCCTACGGCCGCACCGAGGGCGTGGTCGAGGCTGTGTTGCTGGCTAATCCGGGGCTGGCTGAGCTGGGTGTCATCTTGCCGCATGGCACGGTGGTCACGCTGCCAGTGATTGACACTGCTCCGGCATCCGAAACCGTTCAGCTATGGGATTAACCATGGAGAAAGTCACCTCGTTTATTGCCTACGTCGTTGCGGTGCTGCTGGCGTGGGCTGGGAAGTATTCCGCGCAGGATATTGCGTTGATTGTTGGTGCTGTGGTCGGCGTCGGCACTTTTTTAACTAACTGGTATTACCGCCGCAAAAGCTATTTGCTGCTGAAAAATGTCGGCATCCCCCGGGAGGTTTTCGATGAAATCAATCGTTAAACGTTGCAGCGTCGCCGTCGTGCTGGCGCTGGCGGCCCTGTTGCCGGACTTTACCCGGCTGCATACGTCGATGGCGGGCCTTGAGCTGATTGCCAATCTGGAAGGGTGCCGCCTGAGTCCGTATCAATGCAGTGCGGGCGTCTGGACAAGTGGCATCGGTCACACGGCCGGGGTTAACCCAGGGCGACCCATTACCGAGCGGGAAGCGGCGGTCAATCTGGTGGCTGACGTCATGCGGGTCGAGAAACGGCTCGCGCAGTGCATGCCGGTGACCATGCCGCAACCGGTCTATGACGCCGTGGTCAGCTTTGCGTTTAACGTCGGTACCGGCGCGGCCTGTTCGTCGACGCTGGCGCATTTCATCAATAAAAAACAGTGGTCGTCCGCGTGCAATCAGCTTCCCCGCTGGGTGTTCGTGAGCGGCGTCAGGTCTGCCGGACTGGAGAACCGCCGGGAGCGGGAAGTGGCGTTATGCATGACGGGGGCATTATGAGTCGCAGTAGCAAACTTTTTCTGGCGCTGGTGTTGCTGGCGGTCATTGCCTTGATGAAATGGCAGGTGCTTACCCTCGGCGAACGACTGGATGCCGCGACGCTGGAAAACGTCAGGGTAGCGGCAGCATTAACCGAAAGCCGCACAGCAATCGCGGCGTTGCAGGAAAGTGCCCTGAGTAATGAACGAGAACAGGTCATTTTGCGTCAGCGTATCACCGCCGCTGACCAACTGGCGAACCGCCGAAACCACACCATTACGAGGCTGCTCAATGAAAATGAAGTGCTGCGCCGCTGGTATCAGTCTGCTTTGCCTGATGACGTTATCGGGCTGCACACCCGCCCCGATTTTGCCACCCCCGACGATTATTTACGCTGGTTGTCCGAGGGTCAGCAGTTGCCCGCTGCCCGGCAGCAACCCGAAAACCAACGGTGATTTAAGCGCGGATATTTTCAATCTTGAGCGTGCGCTGGTGAGCTGTGCGCTACAGGTTGAGACCGTAAAAAAATGTCAGGAGGAACACGATGTTAAAGCCGAAAAGTCTGCGCAAAGCGCTCTATGACGCAGTGCCGAAACTCAAGGCCAACCCGGATATGCTGCGCATTTTCATCGATAGCGGTGTCATCGGTGCAACGCTGGCCGCGTCCTTATCCTTTGAAAATCGCTACACGCTTAACGTCATGGTAACCGACTACCCGGATGATATTGATTTTCTGCTGGTGCCCATTGAGGCATGGTTGCGGGAAAATCAGCCCGATATCATGACGGCGGACGAGGGCAAGAAAAAGGGCTTTACCTACATCGCCGATATTAATAAAGACGACAGCTATGACCTCAGTATCAGCCTGCAACTGACGGAGCGCACGATAGTGAAAGAGGTCAATCGCGAGCTGCACGTCTCGCACGCGCCGGAGCCACCCTTACCGATACCGGTGGAAAGCCCGACACATCTTTATGCTAATGGCGAGTTGGTGAGTAAATGGGATGAATGAATTAAAGCCCTTTGATGACAAGCTGGCTGTGCTGGTTGCGGGGATGTCCGCCTCCAGCCGTCGCCAGATGGCCGCCGAGATTGCGAAACGCCTGCGCACCAGTCAACAGGGGCGAATTAAGCGCCAGCAGGCACCGGACGGCACGCCTTATGCCGACCGCAAGCGTCAACCTATTCGTAGCAAAAAAGGGCGGGTTAAGCGCGAAATGTTCGCCAAGCTGCGCACCAATCGCTACATGAAAGCCAAAGGGTCGGCTGATGAGGCGCTGGTCGAGTTTGCGGGCCGTGTGCAGCGCATTGCGCGCGTGCATCAGGAGGGTTTACGTGACCGGCCGAATCGCCATAGCCGCGACGTGCAATATGACGCGCGGCCGTTATTGGGCTTTAGCGAAGCTGACCGGCAGATTGTGGAAGATGTGATTATTACCCGATTGAGCGAATAGCGCGTTGTCTGGCGGGCCATCCTACGCCCGCAAATTGCCGCTGGATCTCTTCAGCGGCATCCTTTCCCCATGAACACACTCGAAACGATTTCAGAACTCGCGCGCGCAGTGCGCAACCTCATCCGTATTGGCGTCATCGTAGACGTTGACACCGTGCAGGCGCGTTGTCGCGTTCAACTTGGCGGTAATACGTCGGACTGGTTGCAATGGCTGACCTGTCGCGCCGGTGGTGCGCGCACATGGTGGGCGCCGTCCATGGGCGAGCAGGTATTGCTGTTGGCGTTAGGCGGCGAACTCGACACCGCTTTTGTGCTGCCGGGTATTTTTTCCGACGACTTTCCGGCCCCGTCGGCGTCGGCCCATGCCTATCACGTTAGCTTTCCCGATGGTGCTGTCATCGAATACGAGCCGGAAACCGGCGCGTTGGCCGTTACCGGTATTAAAACTGCTGACGTGCAAGCGTCCGAGTCGATAACCGCCAATACCAAAGTGGTGATGGTAAAAGCCGCAGAAAGCATCACCCTCGACACACCGGAGGTGGTCTGCACTAACAAACTGACCACCGGCACGCTGGAGGTGAAAAAAGGCGGGAAAATGTCGGGGGATATCGAGCATGGCGACGGCACCTTTAAATCGAACGGTGTGCAAGTTGATAAACACGGTCACGGTGGTGTGCAGCGCGGCAATGACTGGACGGAGGAAACTAAATGACCGTGAGATACACCGGCATGAACCGGGACACCGGCCGGACTCTGACGGATAGCGAGCATATCAGCCAGAGCGTGCGCGATATCCTCATCACACCAATTGGCTCGCGGGTGATGCGTCGTGAGTATGGCTCGCTTCTGTCAGCTCTGATTGACCAGCCGCAAAGCCCAGCAGTGAACGGGCAGGTGATGGCCGCGTGCTACATGGCAATCCTCAAATGGGAGCCGCGCGTCAGGTTGACGTCTATCACCTTCGAGAAAGCCTTCAACGGTCAGATGTTCGTTGATATTACCGGCGTGCGCCAAGACACCACTGGCGGCACATTTTCGCTAACCGTTCCACTGAGCTGACACCATGGCAACTATCGATTTAAGCCAGTTACCCGCACCGAATGTCGTTGAACCGCTGGACTATGAAACCCTGCTTGCCGAGCGCAAGGCAACGCTGATTTCTTTGTACCCGGCAGACCAGCAGGAAGCCATTGCCCGCACTTTGTCGCTGGAGTCCGAGCCTATCGTCAAGCTCCTTCAGGAGAATGCCTATCGTGAGGTTATCTTGCGCCAGCGTGTCAATGAGGCTGCACAGGCGGTCATGGTGGCCTATGCGGGGGGTGCTGACCTCGACCAACTCGGCGCGAACAACAACACCCCGCGACTGACCATTGCCCCGGCGGATGATTCAGCTATCCCGCCCGTTGCTGCCGTTATGGAGTCAGACGAGGATTTTCGCCCTCGCATCCCGGCAGCCTTCGAGGGTATGTCAGTCGCGGGGCCGGTGGGGGCGTATGAGTTTCACGCCCTGAGCGCTGACGGCCGTGTAGCAGATGCCTCGGTATTTAGCCCAGCACCTTCGGAAGTGGTTGTCACCATTCTCTCACGCGAGGGTAACGGTACAGCCTCGCCGGAGCTATTGGAGATAGTCAGAACCCGATTGAATGATGAGGCCGTGCGGCCGGTCGCTGACCGGGTAACGGTACAGTCTGCGAAAATTATTGATTACCAAATAGAGTCAACGCTATTTGTCTTGCCTGACCCAGCGGTTGAGCCTATTAAGGCTGCTGCTGACCAACGCCTGATGGCATATACCAAAGCGCAGCGTCGCCTCGGCCGTGACATTCGTCGCTCAGCCATTTATGCCGCGCTGCATGTGAGTGGTGTGCAGCGCGTTGAGCTGCCAGCCCCTCAAGCTGATTTGGTGCTGGATAAAACGCAAGCATCAAATTGCACCGGCTATCAAATCTTAATCGGTGGCTCTGATGAATAGCGTGTTACCAGCGGGGTCATCTACGCTGGAGCGCCGCGCGGCCGAGGCTTGCGCGGTGGGCATGGATTTACATGTGCCGCTGCGCGACTTGTGGAACCCGATGCGATGCCCGGTCAAATTCCTGCCGTATCTGGCATGGGCGTTTTCCGTTGACCGCTGGGATGAGGACTGGCCGGAGGCGGAAAAACGCAAGGCCGTCAGCGATGCGTTTTACATTCACCGTCGCAAAGGCACGGTTGCCGCAATTCGCCGCGTGATTGAAAACATGGGTTTCAGCATGAGCATTGCCGAGTGGTGGGAAGTGGCTGACCCTGCCGGGACGTTTCGCCTCACCATTGACGTCAATGAAATTGGCATCACTGAGGAGCTTGTTAATGAACTTGAACGATTAATCGGCGAAGCAAAGTCAGCAAGTCGTCATATAGCTCATTTGTCTATTTCTACACAAACCAGCGGAAATATATATGTCGCTGCATCCGCATTTGATGGCGATATCGTGACGATTTATCCATCGGGCTATGAACCAAAAGTGAAGGTGAAATACAACGGCTTGCCAAGTTTCGGCGGCAATTACAGATACTCCGGGGAGTAGCATGACGAAAATTACTGAAAATGGCCGCTGGGAAAATGGTGTTTATCAAATTCAGCGCGGTGATGAGGTTTCGGGCGGGCGTGACGGTATCGCAAATATACAGGCGCAACAACTGGCAAATCGCACCCAATATCTGAAACAGACTATAGAAGGGCTTTCTATCGGTGAGCAGCCTTTTGATAATGAAGAAAAGGCACAGGCAAAAATCAATGATGGCAGTATTCCATTAAATGCACGTTTTTCTGTGCGGATTGAGAACGCCGACGCATGGGTGGCTGAATATAAAAATATTAATGGCATAGCTACACCAACGGGAAGAACATTACCGACAGGTGAGCTTGTTAAAAAAGTAACGGAGTATTTTCACGTCAATGAGGCAATGAGTAATCTGTTGTTGGATATTGTTGACGATGATTATTTTTCTGTGTGGCGGCTGTTTGATAACGGTGCCTTTGGCACCATTAAAAGCTTGCTCTCTCCGCAGGGGGTTTTTCTTGATGACCTGAAAATTACCCACGCAGGCGACAAGCCCGGCGTTATTTATCAGGATGCAGATGATTTTACCGTTGAGATTGTCAGCGAGTCAGGTGATGTTGCGCCGAAAGCATTACAAGGGCATGGCGTATTTTCAACTCAAACAACATCTGATGCATGGTTGCGGCTAGAAGACGTAGACGGATTTTTTAAAGACTATATCGATCTCGCTGGGAACATGCTCGGTGGCGGTAGTTCCGCGCAAGAGTTTGACCTTGTTGGTTACGACGCGCAAAACAAAGCCTATTCGCAGTCGGTGCGTGACCGCTATAACGCAGATATTCAGCGACTTGTTTCCGCTTTAAATCATCTGGTGATATACAGCCAAAGCCTCGGCACACAACAGGAAGGACACCCGGCACTCAGCAAAGAACCTATCGACGGTTACGATAATCTGATGTTGGGTGACAGCGTGCGTCCGAAAAGTCGAACCGCCGCCGAGTTTGTTCCTGTCGGTGAGGCCGTTCTCAAGCCCTTGAAAGCCGTTGTTCAATCGGGAGATGGCAGCAATGTCCTTACTGATTCGGAAGTTGCCGCACTGGCCCCGAATGCAGGGAATGAAGGTGAAGGTGGTGCGGCGCTGGGGAATTTTCTGCGCAAGCTGTGGCTGCAAAGTAATTGTCTGGAGCGTGATGCGGCGCGTCGAGTTGTGGTATCAAGCACCGGGGTGAACGGTCGAACCATTGAAGAACTTTCAAAAGGTGCAAAGCCTGAGCTGTATCAGCGTCCACTTCAAGCTGTACAGCAAGTAAAAGATATTGCGGCTCAAATGGGGGTAAGTTATTCCATAGCAGCCTTCGTTTTCCTCCAGGGTGAATGGAACTATAACGGTACACGTGGCGGCGTACAGACCAAAGATGGCTATGAAGGAAAGTTAGAAACGCTATTCCCGAATATGACAGATGACATGGCGTATGGCATCGCGGGCCAAAAATCCCCGCCAGCGATATTCATGTACCAGACTGGCGGCGGATATACCGTTGATAAATTCGATTTGGCGATTGGGATGGCGCAATGGGAGTTCTGCAAAAAGAATAAGAATGCATACCTTGTCACTCCGGCTTACCCATATCCAGATAAAGGCGGCCATTTAACAAGTAATGGCTACCGCTGGATGGATATGCAGTTTGCCAAAGTTATGCACCGTGTATTGAACGAGGGGCAGGGATGGGAGGCGCTCGGCCCTATTCGAATCATTCGTATTGGTCGGGTGGTTTATGTTCTGTATCACGTACCAAGCCCGCCGCTGCAATTCCGGCCTGCCTACGTGGGAAGGGTGCCGACAATGTATGCCGATAAGGGATTCAGGGTCACGGACTCAACAGACTCAGTCGTCCCAATAGAGTCCGTTGAGATTGCGGCTGACACCATTATAAAAATCACTCTTGCGGCTGAGCCTATGGGGGCGGCGAAATTATGGTACGGCGATAAAACGGCTCATAACGGCAACGGAAACATATTTGACAGTGATTCTTTTGCATCACTGGCTAATTACGAATATCAGGCAGGTTCAGGCCAAACAGCGGATGAAAATATTGCCGAACTGGTTGGTAAACCTTATCCATTAAATAACCCATCGGTGCAATTTTGTGAGCCGATCGAAATCGGAGTGTAATTACTATGGTCATGGTCATTAAATCAAATGTTGCCGGTGCGTCAATTTCAAAACCAGATGGCTGGAATCCGCCGTTTAGCACTGAGGGGTTGAAATATGCCAATATTTTCGGGCGTGGAAATCTGACCGCTAATTTAGCACCCGGCGGTGTACCTGCAATAGCCTATGGAAACCCAACTCAGAAAGGTGAGGCTTTCGAGTTTTCGACTAATAATTATTTGGATACTCGCGTGCCGACAAGCGAGAAAGCCACACTGATTTCAATCGCCACCAATACCGACTCAACGCAGACGGGACGTTGCTTTTTAATTTCGAGCTTCAAAGGTAGCGTTGATGCAGGAAAGTCGCTGTTAACACAAGGGTCCCCACCATCAACGCTTTTTATGTATTCACACTATAAAGGAACCGGCGCGGATGGCAGTCCATGGAGTAATGCATACAGTACGAGCCTCAATACGCTGAGCACATACCGCAGCCCGGCATTTTTCTATGGCAAAGATATGGGTAACGCACTGCACCTCGGTGACCTGACAAACGCGAAAGCAAAAGTTTCGCCACCGGGGCTGCCGATAACCTCTTTCGCAAACCCCGCGCTCACTTATCTGATTGGCCAGAGTAGGGTTGAAGGTTCACCAAAACACCTCCAGTACGCCGACCTGATTTTTGACCGCGCATTGAGTGATGAAGAGTTGATGCAGATTTACCAGTATTTCCAGATGTATTACAGCCGTCGCGGGATCCACATTTAATTAGCCATTGGGGCACTTATAAGATTGTGGAGGTCTGAGAGTGAATGATAAAAAATTCAGCGCGTTAATCACTACGGCTGGCGCAGAAAGACTGGCAAATGCAGCGGTAACAGGTATGCCGGTTGCTATATCGGAAATGGCCGTCGGCGATGGCGGCGGCGCACTGCCAATACCGACAAAAATCAGCCGTGGTCTGGTGGGTGAACATTATCGCGGCGCACTGAACAAGCTGGTGATAGCTGACATTGACGCCAGCGTCATCGAGGCTGAAATGATTATGCCGCCACAAATCGGCGGGTTCTGGCTGCGTGAGTTGGCGCTCTATGCTGATGATGGTGAGTGTATTGCCGTCGGCAACATGCCTGAAACCTATAAGCCGCAGCTTTCCGAGGGGGCTGGACGCTTTCAGATTATCAGGGTGCAGTTGAAAATCAGTAGTACCGAAGCGGTAGAATTGATTGTTGATCCGTCCGTTATTTTAGCAACGTCCGAGGACGTCAGGGCCGCTGAAAATACTGCGAAGGATTATGCAGATGAGCAGCTTAGCGAGCACGCGCATTCACGCAACCACCCTGATGCTACGCTGAAAGAAAAAGGATTTACTCAGCTTAGCAGCGAAACGGACAGCGATAGCGAAGCGTTGGCCGCCACCCCGGCCGCCATTAAAAAGGCCATTGCGGCCGCAGTACGCGAGAGTTGGGAGTTATCAAACCCCGTCGGCATCAGTCATTTCTTTTTTGCCAACGTCGACCCTAACGCCCGCTGGCCGTGGTCAAAGTGGGAATATACCGGCGAGGGGAGGACGGTGCGTATCGCCAAGCGGGATGGCTCCAATGTGGGGCAGCCCGGCGGCAGTGATACCGTGATAATCAGCCGCGCAAATTTGCCTGCCGAAAAGATTGCGGTGAGTGGCACGGCCCAAGATACCGACCTTGGCACCAAGAGAACTAGGGCGGCCGGGAAGCACGTTCACCATGGCACGCCAAAGCGTAATAGCAATTATGAACTGGGTGGGAATAACCGCGTATTCTTTGACCCGTATGCCGAAGGTGATACGGATGAAGCTGGCGAGCATGACCACGAAATGGACCTCGGGACGCACGGTCACAATGTTACAGGGGAAACGGATGCGCTGGGTAGCGGTCAGGCTGTCAGCGTTGTCGAAAGCCATGTACTGCAAATGTGCTGGCACCGCATAGCATAAAAAAATGGCCCGCATGTGCGGGCCGTTGTCTACCTACGGCATTTCCCTGATGTTGCCGGATAGATAAGCCACCCTAACCGCTACGGCTAAATTTCGTCCAATCGATTACGTAGATCAATGCGTCGATATTGATCGGCCAAATCGATCGTAGTGCCTTCTCACCCCCTTCGTGTTTCTTCGCTCCGTTGTCTGGTGGGTCATCCACCGGCCATTGCGTGCGCCTGCGTAAGCCCGGCGGCAAGCTAGGCACACCACCAACAACTGGAGTCACAATATGGGTGATTATCACCACGGCGTGCGCGTCCTTGAAATCAACGACGGTACGCGCGTCATTTCCACCGTATCGACAGCCGTCGTCGGCATGGTCTGCACCGGCAAAGATGCCGACCCCAAGGTTTTCCCGCTCAACACCCCGGTATTGATTACTGATGTGATTGCCGCTGCCGGTAAGGCGGGGAAATCCGGCACGCTGGCGAACGCTTTGGCAGCTATCGGCGACCAGTGCAAACCGGTGACGGTTGTCGTGCGTGTCGAAGAGGGTAAAGACGCCGCGGAAACCACGTCGAACATCATCGGCGGTGCGGATGAAAACGGCCGCTATACCGGCCTGAAAGCCTTGCTTACCGCACAGGCTGTTACCGGCGTGAAACCGCGCATTCTGGGCGTGCCGGGACTGGATACGCTGGAAGTGGCGACGGCGCTGGCGGGTATTTGCCAGCAGTTACGCGCGTTCGGTTATATCAGTGCGTATGGCTGCAAAACCATTTCCGAGGCCATCGCCTGCCGCGACAATTTCAGTCAGCGTGAACTGATGCTCATCTGGCCGGATTTCCTCGCATGGGATACCACCGGCAACGTGAGCGCCACGGCCTATGCCACCGCTCGCGCGCTGGGCCTGCGCGCCAAAATCGACACGGAAACAGGCTGGCATAAAACCCTGTCTAACGTCGGCGTCAACGGTGTGACCGGCATTTCCGCCAGCGTGTTCTGGGATTTACAGGCACCCGGCACCGATGCCGACCTGCTCAATGAGGCCGGGGTCACGACGCTGGTGCGTAAAGACGGTTTCCGCTTCTGGGGTAACCGTACTTGCTCTGATGACCCGCTGTTCTTGTTTGAAAACTACACCCGCACCGCGCAAGTGTTGGCTGACACCATGGCAGAGGCGCACATGTGGGCGGTGGATAAGCCGGTCACTGCAACGCTCATTCGCGACATTGTCGAAGGCATTAAAGCCAAATTCCGTGAGCTGAAATCGAACGGCTACATCATCGACGCCGATTGTTGGTACGACGAGTCGGCCAACGACAAAGAGACCCTGAAAGCCGGGAAGCTGTATATCGATTACGACTATACCCCGGTTCCCCCACTGGAAGACCTGACCTTGCGCCAGCGCATCACCGATAAGTATCTGGTGAATCTGGCCGCAGGCGTCAACAGCTAAGAGGACGCGTTAAACCATGGCACTCCCGCGCAAACTGAAGTACCTCAACCTGTTTAACGACGGCCTGAGCTATATGGGCGTGGTCAGCTCTGTGACCCTGCCGAAATTGACCCGCAAGCTGGAGAACTACCGCGGCGGTGGCATGAACGGTGCGGCCCCGGTGGATATGGGGCTGGACGATGACGCATTGAGCATGGAATGGACTGTCGGCGGCTTCCCGGATGACCAGCTTTGGGAGCAGTACGCCGCTGCCAGTGCGGCATCGGTACCGCTGCGATTTTGTGGCTCCTACCAGCGCGATGACACTGGCGACATGGTGGCCGTGGAAATCGTGATGCGTGGCCGTCACAAAGAGTTTGATTTTGGCGACCAGAAACAGGGCGAGGATACCGAGACTAAAATCTCGACCCAATGCACCTATTTCAAACTGACCGTTGACGGCAAAGAGCGTATCGAAGTTGACACCGTCAACATGATTGAGCGCGTGAACGGCGTCGACATGCTGGAACAGCATCGCCGCAACATTGGGCTGTAATTACCGGACGGTCAGCGACGCTGGCCGCCACTCCTCCTGACTTATTTAATTTGAGAGCGCACCATGAAAAACGAAAACACCAACGCCGCCATCGAAAACCCTAACGTCGTGAAACTGGATACCCCGGTCAAACGCGGTGAAACCTTTATCGATACGGTCACTCTGACAAAACCGAATGCGGGAACCCTGCGCGGCGTGGGTCTGGCCTCGCTGGCAAACTCTGACGTTGATGCGCTGATTAAGGTGCTGCCGCGCATGACGTACCCGGCATTGACCGAGAGCGAAGTCACTGCGCTGGAGTTACCTGACCTTGTGGCGCTGGCCGGGAAGGTTATCGGTTTTTTGGCACCGAGTTCGGCACAGTAGATTTCCCGGCTGGCTTGTCGGTTGATGACCTGATGGCGGATATCGCGACGATTTTTCACTGGCCGCCGTCAGAGCTTTACCCGATGACCCCGCAAGAACTCCTCAACTGGCGCGACAAAGCGCTCCAACGAAGCGGACAAACGAATGAGTAACAACGTCAAGTTGCAGGTGCTACTCAAAGCCGTTGACCAAGCGACCCGCCCGTTTAAAAGCATCCAGACAGCGAGTAAATCGCTGTCTGCCGAAATCCGCGACACCCGGCAGAACCTGAAAGAATTGAACGCGCAGGCCGGGCGCGTCGAGGGATTCCGCAAATCGAGCGCGCAGCTTGCCGTCACCGGTCAGGCGCTGGCAAAGGCTAAGCAGGAGGCCGCCGCGCTGGCGGTGCAGTTCAAAAACACCGAGAAGCCGACTCGCGCACAGGCGCAATTGATGGACGCGGCCAAGCGCTCGGCCGCCGAGCTGCAACTCAAATACAACGGGTTGCGCCAGTCGGTACAGCGTCAGCGCCAAGAGCTGGCACAGGCTGGGATTAATACCCGCACCCTGGCCGCCGACGAGCGCCGCCTTAAATCGTCCCTGAGTGAAACCACTAACCAGCTTAACCGCCAGCGTGAGGCGTTATCTCGCGTCAGCCAACAGCAGGCCAAACTCAGCGCAGTGAGCCAGCGTCATCAGGCCGGGAAGCAATTGGCGGGCAGTGTAGCCGGTGCGGGTGCGGCGGGTGTAGGGGTAGCGACAGTGGGGGGCTTTACTGCAAAAAAACTCCTGACGCCGGGGTATGATTTTGCGCAAAAAAACTCAGAGTTGCAGGCTGTACTCGGTGTGGCAAAAGACTCGGCTGACATGGTGGCACTCCGCACGCAGGCGCGGGAGCTTGGTGATAACACGGCCGCATCCGCCGATGACGCGGCCGGGGCGCAAATCATTATTGCCAAAGCGGGTGGCGACAAAGACGCCATTACCGCCGCAACGCCGGTCACGCTCAATATGGCGCTGGCGAACCGTAAAACCATGGAGGAAAACGCCACCCTGCTGATGGGGGTAAAGTCGGCTTTCGGACTGACAAACGACAAGGTCGCGCACATTGGTGACGTGATTTCTCAGACCATGAACAAGAGCGCCGCTAACTTTGAGGGCCTCAGTGACACCCTGACCTATGCCGCACCGGTAGCGAAAAATGCCGGTATCAGTGTTGAAGAGACAGCCGCCATTGCCGGTGCGTTGGCCGATGCCAAAATCACCGGCTCCATGGCCGGTACGGGCAGTCGGGCGGTGATTACCCGATTACAGGCTCCAATGGGGAAAGCCAAGGATGCGCTGGGGGAGCTGGGCGTCAAGACCGCTGACCGCAAAGGCAATATGCGGCCGCTGTTCAGCATCCTGAAAGAGATGCAAAAGAGCTTCGATAAAAACAAGCTCGGCACCGCTCAACGCGCGGAGTACATGAAGGTCATCTTCGGTGAGGAGGCATCGTCAGCCGCCGCTGTGCTGATGGGGGACGCTGCATCCGGCAAGCTTGACCGCCTGACCAAATTGCTCCAGGAGTCTGACGGCAAGACTGCTGAGCTGGTCAAAATCATGCAGGACAATCTGGGCGGGGACTTGAAAGAACTCCAGTCTGCATATGAGGCCATTGGTATCGACCTGTATGACCAACTGGAAACGCCATTTCGTGAGCTGACAAATCGGGCGACAAAGTTCCTGCTAAAAATAGACCTTTGGATCAAGAACAACAAAGAGCTTGCCGGAACGCTGGCGAAAGTTGCGCTCGGCGGCCTTGCGATTGTCGGCACGCTGGGGGCGATTGGCTTGGCATCGTGGCCGGTCATCATGGGGATTAACGGCATCATTGCGGTCGCTGGCGTTATGGGGACGGCTTTTAGTATTGCGGGAGGTGCCATCATGGCGACACTCGGTGCGCTGACATGGCCGATTGTGGCAGTGGGTGCTGCCATCGTGGCCGGGGCATTGTTGATTCGCAAATACTGGCAACCTATCAGCGCCTTTTTTGGTGGCGTGGTTGAGGGGTTAAAAGCCGCCTTTGCACCCATTAGCGATATGTTTTCCCCTTTGAAACCTATGTTTGATGCTCTCGGAAAGTGGCTTAAGGATGCGTGGCAATGGTTCACTGACCTGATTGCGCCGGTAAAAGCCAGCAAGGAAACACTCGACAGTTGTAAAAATGCCGGGGTGGAGTTTGGGCGGGCATTGGCTGATGTGTTGACCGCGCCAATCCGACTTTTTAATACCCTCGGTGAGGGACTTGATTCAATTCTGAAAAAGCTTGGTCTCGTAAAAAGTGAAACGTCCGATATTGACGTCAAGGCGGAGAAAATGAACCCCTACGCCAACGGCGCTAATGGTCGCGGCTATTCCCCGTCTGGCGGCCTGTTGACGGGTGGCTATGTGCCGGTTACGGCCGGGGGTGGGAAAGCCTTTGTCGATAACAGCGTCAATAATTTCCACGTCGGCAGCCAGCACCCCGGCGGCACCAGCGCAGCAGAAACCAAACGGATGTTGCTGGAAGTGGTGGAAGAGCGGGAGCGCAAACGCCGTGCTGCACAGCGCTCAAATATGGCGACGGATTAAGGAGGGTGTGCTGATGATGTTAATTCTTGGGCTGTTTGTATTCCAGTTGCAGACCGTGCCCTATCAAACGCTGGCGCGTTCGGTGGATTATCGCTGGCCGTCAAACAGCCGCGTCGGCCAGCGGCCGGCTCTGCAATTTCTCGGCGTCAATGAGGAGAAAATCACGCTATCCGGCGTCCTGCTACCGGAAATTACCGGCGGTAAAATTTCGATGCAGTTGCTAAACGCGATGGCTGACGAGGGTAAAGCGTGGCCGCTGCTGGAAGGCGCCGGCACCATTTACGGTATGTTTGTTGTGAACAGCGTCAACGAAACCCGCACGGAGTTTTTCTCCACCGGCAGCGCCCGGCGCATAGAGTTCACGCTCACGCTCACTCGCGTGGATGAGTCCTTTACGGCGATGTACGGTGATTTGCAGGCGCAAGCGGAGGGGATGCTCGGTCAAATGAGCGAATGGACAGCCAAGGCCGGAAACATGGCGGGAGGGCTGCTCCAATGATTACCGGGATGACATTAGATGCCGGGGCAACCATTACCCCGGCGTTTATGCTCAAAATGGGCGACAAGGATATCACTCATAATGTCAGTGACCGCCTGCTCTCGCTGACACTGTCGGACAATCGCGGATTTGACGCCGACCAGCTCGATATTGAGCTGGATGACGCCGACGGACAGGTCATTATGCCTAACCGGGGCGCAGTGCTGACGCTCCACCTTGGCTGGCAAAATGCGCCACTGTTCAATAAGGGCAATTTTACTGTTGACGAGATAGAGCACCGGGGCGCGCCAGACACGCTGACGATTCGGGCCCGTTCTGCTGATTTTCGCGGTTCGCTCAATGCACGCCGGGAGGAGTCCTATCACGACACCACGCTCAGCGCGGTGATTAGCAAAATTGCCGAGAGGAACAAGCTGACGGCCAGTGTCGCGAAAGGATTGGCCGAGATTAAAGTCCCGCATATCGACCAGTCGCAAGAGTCTGATGCCAAGTTCCTGACGCGCCTCGCCACCCGTAACGGCGCGGAGGTCTCGATAAAAGCCGGGAGGCTGTTATTTATCCGGGCCGGGAATGGCGTGACCGCCAGCGGCAAGCCTATCCCGCAGATGACGATTGAACGCCGAGACGGTGACGGGCACCAGTTTGCTATTGCAGACCGGGCGGCCTATACGGGCGTTACGGCTAAATGGTTGCACACCAAAGACCCTAAGCCACAAAAACAGCAGGTGAAACTCAAGCGCAAACCGAAGCCGCAGCACCTGCGTGCGCTGCAACACCCAAAGGCAAAGCCGGTGGCGGTCAAGAAGGCAGCGAGCAAACCGAAAGAGGCGCGGGAAGGCGAATACATGACCGGCGAGGCCGACAATGTGTTTGCTATCACCACGGTTTACGCCAGCAAGGCGCAGGCGATGCGCGCCGCACTGGCGAAGTGGGACAAATTGCAACGCGGTGTTGCGGAGTTTTCTATCAACCTTGCCATGGGGCGAGCGGATTTATTCCCAGAAACGCCGGTAGCGGTGAGAGGGTTTAAGCGCGTCATAGACGAGCAGGCGTGGACAATCACTAAGGTGACCCATTCACTCAGCAATAGCGGCTATACGACGGCGTTAGAGCTTGAGGTTAGGCTTTCGGATGTGGAGTATGAGGAGGAAAGTAAACAAGACTGAATGATTAATAATTAATTGATATTAAAGGGAAAAAGACTAAAATCACTTTATCAATGTTGAATGGTGGAGGTGATAAATTATGTTTCATTGCAATATCTGCGGAACTGCTGCACATGCTCGTTCAAGTCGTTATCTCAGCGAGAACACCAAGGAGCGTTATCACCAGTGTCAGAACATCAATTGCAGTCATACATTTGTCACCATGGAAACCATTGAACGTACCATTGTGAAACCCGGCCATGTGGTGCCGGTGATGCCTCACCCGACCCATTACGGCCAGCAAAGCATGTTGATGTAGCTAAAACGAAGAATCCCCGGAAATCCGGGGATTTTTTCGAAGTGTGGTCAATGCGTGGACGCGATGTGAAATAAATCCTTTTATTTCAAATGACTAAGATATCTTTACTAGGCCGCCTCGGCGGCCTTTTTGTTGCCTTGAATATCAGTGCTGTCTATATAAAACAGGTGGTTAAGTTGCGCTACAGACAACTACAACCCCTAGAAAACTATCCATGTGTGGACGCTATGTGGACG